CCTCAAAACCCACAGCAACATTGTTATCTCCTGTTGTAATAGCCGTACCTGCTTCATCACCTATCGTTACATTGTAATTACCACCAGAAGCAATAGAGTTACCTGCGTTGACACCCAGTCTTGTATTTGATGTACCTGCTGTTGGTGTAGATATTGAACCATCAGATGCAATTTTAAATTTAGTAGTCGCAGTTTCACTTGCCCCTGTCATAAATTCCAAACTTGTAGCATTACTTGAAGAGCTAAAATCACCTTCTGATATGGCTTGTATTGCAGCACTTACTAAATTAGCATCCGTACCTGTGCCTTCATCTGGAGCTTGAAAATTTATTTTTCCTATAACATCATCAGCAGCTATATCTGCTTCAGTTGTTTGAAGATATAATTCTGCTGTACTGTTATCACCAGTATTAGGATTCTTAATATACAAACTAGGTACATTTAAATCAGCTAACGCATCTGTCACTGCTGCTCCTGATCCTGCACCATCCAAATAAACAATTTTTGCATGACCATTTGGTATAGTGATTGTAGCACCACTACCTTGTTTAATTATAATATCTTGAGAACCAGAAGTTGCATTCTCAATCATATGCACACGACTAATCGTGTTTGGCCCTATTGTTATTGTACAAGCAGAATCTAATGTACCTGTATATTTGATATACATAGCTCTAGCTGCGTCTGCACTACCATCTGCAATTGTTGATGCATGAGTATCAGCATTTGTTGTTATGGCTTCAGTGCCATACCCTAAAGCATCTCCAACTAACTCTAGGTTAGTATTAGTGACATTACCCCATGTACCAGAGTTGTCACCAGTAGCCATCTCAGACAATCTTAAATCATTTACATAGGTAATGGTCATATTAGTCTATCCTTACTATTGCATTGCTTGCAGTTGCAGCAGGAAATACTATTTTAAATGTTCCCCCTGAAACTGTGAAATCTCCACCAAAATCTAAAACTGCAATTGCACCTCTAGCATTTGATGAAGCATCTCCTAATGTTTTATTATATATTAATGCACCTCTGGCTGTAAAGGAAGCAGATGTCCATTCAGGATCAGCAGCATCAAAAACTCCACTTGTACTGTTCTCTGTCACTGCCTTACTACTTAATGCCAACCCCCCTGCACTATATGCACTACCTGAAGCATTGCTTATTTCATTAGATGTTGTGTATCCATCCGTACTTGCACCAAGACTTGCAGAACTTGTGTAAAGTGCAATATGAATTGTATCTGAATCTAAGTGATGATCACCTAGTAACAAATCTTTTTTAAACAATGTACACATTGCTTGAGTTATAGCCATATTAAATACCTCCGTTATATTCTGCTGTATAATCTCTTCCCATTTCTTGAGAAAATAATTGTACAGCTTCATCAAATTTACCTTTATATAATTTTAATGTTTCTGGTGCTTTTAAAAAAGCACTAGCTTCATAAAGTGCAGCAGATAATAATACATCTGTTGCGTGGGTATCTATCCAAGTGTTTGCATTAGTTGAGCTTAAACCTACTGGTAAACCAATAAAATCCACTTGATAAGATAAAGTAGCACTAGGAGTAGGAGCTAATGTAATTGTTGTACCATCAGATGATCCTGTATCGGATGCAAATTTAGTGCTATACATTATTGGTGTTCCAGTTGTACTAGAATTAGGCCAATAATCTCTTAAATATGAATCAATTCTATGATCCAAATAAATTACATTGCTACTTGATGTGACTGAAACTTGACGAATCATCCTAATACTTGGTGTTCCAGTTACTGGTCTATAATCAGCTTGTCCAACAACAAGTGTACCTGTAAAACTATTTCTATAACAAGGAAGATTTGGTAATCTTTGAAATACCATTTCTTCAGCCTGTGCTATGATTACATCTATAGAATCAACAAGTTCAGAAGAATCATTTTCTAAATAATTCTGTATATTGGCTTTTAATGTTGTATAGCTCATTTATTCACCCCAAGCTCCATCATTCCAAGATCCTGAACCCCATTCTTGATTAACTGTAACAGATTCTGTTCCTACACCACCTGTACCACCAACTCCACTTTCTGTCAAAGAAACAACAACAGATTCTGTTCCTACACCACCTGTACCCCCTAACCCAGTCTCTGTAATAGAAGCTAATGGGATTTCTGTTCCTACATTACCAGTTCCACCTAACCCAGTCTCTGTAATAGAAGTGAATAAAGTTTCTGTTCCTACACCACCTGTACCACCAACTCCACTTTCTGCAATAGATAGGTCAAGTGCCTCAACACCTACTGAACCTGCACCACCACTAGCTGACACTCCAGTAACTTCAACAACAGGGATTTCAACACCTACACCACCAGTTCCACCCAACCCTGTCTCTGTAAGGGTAAGCTCAAATGTTTCAACACCGACTGCACCAGTTCCACCAACTCCAGTCTCTGTAAGAGTAAGCTCAAATGTTTCAGTTCCAACTGCACCAGTTCCACCTAACCCTGTTACTACTGGTTTTTGTAATAGACTTTCAGTTCCAACTGCACCAGTTCCTGCAACCCCACTTGGATGAGGGAAAGTTCTTATTTCTTCATTATCAACACGATTTGTATTACCATACCCTGCAACACCTACAGTTTTTCTAGTGCGTGGATCTGCAAATGGATCAAATGTATGTGCAATAAATATAGTTACATTTTCTGCATCTGAATTTGTTCTTGGTTTAAATAAAGCAGTAGCATCAATAACATTTTTTGGCGGTGTTAATTGTGGATGCTTTGGTTCCCATTCATCTGGAGCAACTCTCAACCCATCCCAAGTTGTTTTTAATTGAGGATAAGGAACTTTGTGACCCCCTCTATCACTCATTCCAAAAGATCTTTTACCTTTTGCATATCTAGGCATTATTCTATCACCACAGATGAAACACCAATATTACCAAAACAAGGAACTCCAATATTTTTTATCTTATTCCTTGTAGAAAATATATCATAATTATAACCAATATTAATTGTGGCAGATTCAGCATCGTTATCTGGTCTAGCTTTATATAAACCAGTTGTTACTTTAATATTTCTTACTGGGGTTAATTGTGGGTGTTTTACATCAAATTCTTCAGGGGAAACTCTTTGCCCTTTCCAATTTGTTAGTAAATCCTTGTAAGGAACTTCAAAACCACTTATGTCACATATTGCTTTAGATTTGTGACCAGTCGCATATTTAGGCATATCATACCAAATTCAACACAGTAGGCTGAACCCTCAAACTTACACCATCATTATCTGAAGAAGAAGCATGATTGAATGATCTTTCATACATTTCATTTAATAATTGAAATTTTTCTGGTGCATATTTCATAGATAATTTTGAAGCCAACCCTGCACAAATACAATCACTCCAACGATATGGAATATCAGCATCTTGATTAGAAGCTGTAATATCATCCAATTGGTTCATTGCCCAATAATTTAAAGTATATGTTTTATCTGGAACATTCCAAAAATATATTACTGGAGTATATTGCCTATCAATCATATATTGACTTGGTTTTCCTTCAGTCGTTTTATTTGGTATTTCATTATATTCTGATATTGTGACCCTGTTAATAGTTTGATCAGTCGAACCATCACGAATAACTGCGTCAATGATATCAATTGTACCTACAGGTAAAGTGTAAGAGGTTGTACCATCTGACAAAGTAAGAGTGTTTTGAGAAACTGCCCAATAGTTAATACCTCTATTTGCCCACTCAGAAAACAATAGATTTAAACTTCTACGAGCAGAAACTGCTTGATAACCAGTTCTAGTTTCTGCCCCTAAACCACAACGATCATAAGCTTCAGCTATTATTTCCTCGACATTAGGTCTGAATGCTACTGTACCAGATGTTGCCATTAATACTGCTTAATACCTCTAATTACAATTTGATAGGCATCCCCTGCAGCCCCTGCACCAGTTGTCGTAAATTTTACGTCACCAGTGCCATTTGTTCCAAAACTTGAGGTAGTTGGTAATCCACCGAATTTTGAAAAATCTTGATAACCAGACTGACCTTCAGTCAAATGCATTACAATTATATTAGTATCAGCAGCGGCTAATATTTCTACTGTCATAGCAGAAATAATCCACCAACACTCTGCAATTCTTATTCCTGTACAAGCTTCACCATCAGCGTTTGCCACTAAACCAGAAACGTCTATTTTAGAAACTGCACTTTCATTACCTGTGTCAACATACTGATATTGAAAAGCCATAATGACCTCTCTAGTATTGTCAGCTATTGTTGTAACTTTTGTAAGATCTGCCATTTATCACTCCGATATTTCGCCACGCAATAGCATAGCTTTATATTCAGCACTCCCTTTTGGGGGGAGTGCCTTATTTTTTGAAGTTTTCTTGGTAGTAGTCCAAGCTTCATTGACTGTAGGAGTATCTGGATTATCAGGAATAAATTTGCCAGATTTCGTTCTAGCTCTTTTCTTCTCAGCCATCTAAATCTCCATTATCTTTCTTGGGCAGCAAAAATATAATCAATGTTCATTGATTTAGTTCCAGTCGCAGAACCTGATAGTTCCATTGCTCCAAGAGCTAAATTTTCGTCATCAGGAATATTTGCTGTATGCGTAGCAACTAAAGACCTGTTTACAAAAAACTCAACAGAGCCAGTGCTCTTTACATGAAATCCAAGTGTTACTGCTGTGCCACTTGCAACATCTACACCTGAATCTGTTGTAGTTGCAGTACCATCTTTCTCAGTAACACAGTCGATATTACTATCACCATCATCAACTTGAAATACAATACGATCAGCAGCAGTTAACATTGCTTCTGGATTAGTTGCAAAGTTTACTGTTAAACCTATACAAATATCCATTGCATCACCTTCTGCATCAGTAGGAGTTACTTTAGTTTCAAACCAAATATCTTTACCAGATGCCACTGCAAAAATTTCATTTCCTTGTATTGAAGCACCATCATTGTCAGTTGTAGCTTGTGAGCTTAAAGTTACTGCTCCACCTACAACATCAGCTGCAATAGCAGCAGATGCACTACTGTCTTTCACAACTGTCCAGTCATTTGTATTATCTAAAGCAACACCAGTAAAGTCATCCATATAAACGACATAATCAGGGTTTCTATCTATCGGTAAGTTTTCAAACCATTTCTTAGGATTCTCTTTCCCTGCGAAAAGAATCGGTCCAGTAAAGTGTACAGCCATTTTAAAATCTCCTGTCGTGGCTAGTGTCAGCTATTGCTGTCAGTAAGATTAGAGTTGAGGAGAGGACAACATTGCCCTCTCCCAAATTTATTTTATGCAGCACCTTCCGTGCCGAAAATGCCTCTCCAATCAGTAAATCCGAAAGAATATCTTTCTCTTACTTTATAGCGAACATTTCCAGTTTCAAAGTCACCTTCCATCCCTTTTTTCATTGGGGATCTTTGGAACATTTTCATGCCATCAGGTACATCTGTTAAAATAAAGAATGCATCTGAATCGGTTAACCTTCTCATAATATGATAACCTTGAGGTAGGTAACCACCATTGCGAATCGCATTGATGTCATTATCTGCTGTTCCAGTTCTCAACTGAGATTCTAATAGTCTCTCAGCAGTGAAGGTATATGCAGTCGGTATAATCAAAGTTGTACCTTGAGCAGCTACTCTCAAACCACGATCATCTTTCATATCTGCAATTTGAATTAGCATAGATTCAAGTGATGTCTCAGATAAATCTGCTGCTGTTGCCAAAGTATTACTTTGAGTTCCATTTGTTGTTGGGTGGGATGCACTTAACAATGCAACACCATCTCCACCACCATATGGATCTGTGGTTGAAGTTGCGTTATTCAAAATATTTGCAGCTTTGATTTCCTTTGTGGAAGCCATAGATCTTGCAAGTGCTTTTGTATAACGAGAAGCAATCGAACCATACTGACCATCTTCTTCAGCTTCTTCAGTAATTGAAAATGCTAATGCTACAGTTTCATGCTGATATCTAGCTGTCCACTGCTGACTAGCAGTATCATAACTAATAGCTGCACCTTCATCTTTAGTCGGTGCATTACCAAATCCTTGTAACAATACATCTTCTTCAAAAGCCTTTGTAGAAGTGTTGGCAGAAAAAACTGCTTCGTATTCTGGTGGATAGCGATCATACTCAAGTCCAAAAAGGGTATTCAACCCTGGCTCAAGCATTTTAGCAAATTGTGCTCTATTCATAGCCATTGTCTAATCTCCCTTATATACCTGCTGTTGCTTTGAGAATATGCTCATTTACAAGCACCTCAACAACAGCATTTGCACCAAAAGCATTATCTGGAGATTCATAAAGTCCAATAATTTTGCAAGTGGCTGTACCATTTGCCATTGTTGAATTTAATTCAAAACCAGATTGCCCTGTCGTAGTAGACCCTGCACCTGCCACAACATCAGCACAATTACCAATGTTTGTCTGAGCAGGAGATCCGTCTGACATAATTTTATAAACAATATATGGATTCTCATATACATATGCGATTATATTTGTAGCAGTAGTGCCTGTGGGCCAATACTGACTATAAACATAAGAACCATCTGAAGCAGTATAAGACACACCTGCAAACACACCAATATTGTTTACTTCTGTAGCTGTATGAGGTGTAATTACACCATCTGCTGTCAGAATACAAAGATCACCTGTAAAGATGTTCTCTGCCAAACCACTTGTTATTGTATATTTGTTTGCACGAGGAATATTACCACTCATATGGCGAACTGGCACTAAGCCAAAGGCTGCATCTACATTAGCCATTTAATTTCTCCTCAGAGTTAAGTTTTAATCATCCATGACAGATAGATCCCTGCCACGACTCGAATTAGACGCACGATCTTGGTAGATCCTTTGTCCAGTTTTTCGACCTAACGCATCTAGTTCCCCTGGAATGGCTTCATTAGCTTCTGAACTCTTATTTTGGTAATAACTTTTCATAGCTTTATGTTTTTCTTTTGGCATCTCACAAAGTAACATGCCTTCAATTCCAATCGAACCTGCCCATTGACCATGATTAATAGTTGGATACAACTGATCTTTCACAGTATCGGCTTTGCGTGGTTCCCATCCTTCACGCATACGTTTGTATACGTTGTCTGGGGTCTCCTTACCCTGAATCGAGGTAGCTATCCATCGTTGAGTGTATCCTGGTCGAGGTTCTGGTGCATCCAACAATGAGGGTGGTTTCCAAGCTGTGTCTGGTCTTGTTTCAGTATCACGCACAGAAACCCTGTTTTGATTCGCACGAATGTTTCTATTTTCAACCATGATTAGCTCCTCTGCTGTTTTCTAATTTCAGCTTCGTACTTTTTAAGACTTTGTTCATCACTAATCCCAAGTTCTCTAGCCATTGCAAGTTGATCTTTCGTCATTCGTACTCTATTGCCCTTATAAGACGAGCCACCTGTAGTTGGTGCAACTGGTTGTCTACTTTTTACTTTAGCCTTATTCGGACTTGTGCCTGATACTAACTCAGGAAACACCTTCTGTAAACGATTATTTAATTCTTCATAATAATCACTTGAATTTTTATCAAATCCTTCAGCTTCAATTTGAACATCAATCGCTCTAGCTGTCGCTGTTTCTCTTTCAAAGCCTTGCTGATTAAACCAATTATTCTTTTGCCACCATTGCATTGCCTTGTCTGGAACAGGATTTGAAACTGTTTGTTGTGCTCTACCAACTGTCGGTGATACCGACTGCTGAGATCTTTGCTGTTGTTGTAATTGTGCAACTCTAACGGCTGCTCTCATATCTGCCAATTGTTCAGAAAAATTAACTTGAGCTTTTGTGTCACCTTCTTCTACAGCTTTTTCTAAAGCTTGTTTGACTTGTGAGTATCTTTGGTTAAATGCCTGTTCAGTGTTTTTATTTGCACCTTGCTCTAATCTAGATAATCTAGCATTTAATTGAGCATTTTGCTCTTGCATTTGCTTTACTTGTAATTCAGCATCTTTTCTTTGAGCGACAAGCTTTTGTATTCTTTTCTGTACTTTTTCACCATAATCATCTTCTTGCTTGGTTTTTTCTTCTTCAGCTTGTTTTTGTACTTCTTCTGCCTTTTGTTCTTCTGCTACATCTTTAGCTTCTTCAGCAGGATTATCTGTAATTTCTATTTCAAAATCTTCAGGCTGTGCTTGAGCCTTTTTGATTTCATCGTTTATTTCGTTCATCACTTCATCTTGATTTTGCATGGGTGCGTTCTCCAAGTTATGTCGCTAAATAGGAAGTTACGTCTACATCTTCTGGTAATATTGATGTAATTTCATCATCATTAAGCAAAAGCAAACGTACTCCATTAATTGTTACTTTCTGACCTGCATACTTTCCGTATGTAACTCTGTTACCAACTTCTGGTGTATCCATTTTCCATTTTTGACCAGATTCACGATCTTTATATGCCAAATCACCTAATACAAGAATACGACCATGTGCAGTCATATACTCTTCATTATCTTTTGATTGAGCAGATAAGATTAACCCACCTTTTGTTTTTTCAGGTGCGTAATGTGGTTGTACTAACACTTTCCAGTTTAATGGTTTTGGAAGTTGATGCGAACCAATTGTTGATTCTGTTGATTCGTCTTTATATATTGTAGCATGTTGATGAGACATGTTATTCATCCTCTTTGTCTAACTTTTTCATTGTTTCATTGATAATTTCAGATGCTTGAGACAAACCTTCTGCAATACCAACGTGTTTTTGATATGATTCAAAATCGGATAACCGACCTTCAACCATCCCCTTCGCTATCTCTAACCTTTTCTCTTCCAGATTCTTTTTTATCTTCTGTAGCAAGTCTGTTACTGTCATCTCTCACCTTTCCAGACATAGAAACACCAGTAACATGGATAACGACATTTTTATTATCGTCTGACATTAATAGCCTTTCTTTTTCTTGCCTTTAACTTTTTTGCCCTTTTTCTTTTTACCCTTATGCATCATGTTTTTAGCTCCTGTTAAAAGTTTTGAAAATTGTGATCTTAATAACATAATGACATAAGGATAACATCAAATTCAATAATTTCAAGATAGTTTGTTAAAACCCATGCATGTCGCAATAAGCATCAGAACCATAAGCAGGATCTGTAGTAGTCCAATGATCTGCATTAAGTTTACCACCATTTCGCAAATGTAATTTTATTTTGGTGATTAACTTATTAACTTTGTGTTCAAGTTCCTCTCTTGCTTTAGTAGGATCACCTTCAGCTTTTCTAATAAAATTTGAAAATTTAAATGTATAATCGTGAACCCATCGATAACCTTTTTCATCTTCTGCTTCAACGCAATAAGCTTCGTGATGTATTTCTGAACCACATTCATCAGTACCTGCAAGATATAACCAAGTATGTGGACCAAACTGTAATTTATTCATTTTTGTAATATCCATTCTATATTTCCTTTCTTAAAAATGCTTTACAAAGTGTCTTACCTTGCTTTCTTACTTTTGCTTTATGACGCTTTAGCTGTGCTTTCTTTTGAGCTTTTGAGGTTGATTCTACATTAATTGTTTTAACCTTCATTTTCTTTCCTTTCTTACTATACGAATCACTATACCATAAATAAAAAACTTGTCAAGTAGATTATTATAAGCTATTGTTTTTATTGGATAACATTTTTATTAAGAATTAGGGGTTGACAAAGTAAACGAATCAGTATATATTAGATTTATAAGTTTTGAGAAAGGAAATAAAAAAATGGATATAGAAACAATAAATTTATCTGAGGATAGCGACAGATTAACAGTAGGTAAGATACAGTGGGCAATGGAAGTTATGATGCCC